AATCAAGAACGGTTTTTGATTGCATCAAAATCATTGGCATTTAGAAAATATATTCAGCCAGGTAGTTTTGTTGCGTTTGAATATGATCCTCTCACAAAAGAAACATTATTATTTTGGGACAAAAATCCTGCAGTAATAGTTCTTGGTATTAGAAACTCTAGAATGCTTGGGCTGAATTTACACTTTGTACCATTCAACATGAGAAAACTTATCGTTGAATACGTCCTAAAAAAGAATGCTTCTAATATCAAATTAAATAAACCCATAAGCATCAATTACAAAGAAATGAAATCTTTCCTCAAAGCAATTAAGGCTACAATCTGCATAAGATTGTATATCATTAGTCGTATGAAGGACAGAATGACAATTGTTCGTTCTCATCGTGACTATATAATTGGAGCAACTGCATTAAAGACAGATAAAATTTACAAAATGACATCTGATCAAATTTACAAGCTAGCACTTGGAAAATCGTATAGTTCCAAGAAAAAAGTTGGTCAACGTAAAACTGATAGAGCTCAGAAGAAAAAAGCTCTTAAAACGTAGTCTTAAATAAAGATAAGAAATCCAATAATAGGGCAATAAATGAGTTGGTTATCAGAAACACTTAAAAAACCATTTTTCAAACAGGATACAGACATATCTAATCTTTCAACCATTGACGCTACAAAAGTTGAAGACATGCTCGGTTCTGATTTGGATATGAGTCAATTGTTTACACCAAATATGGTGAGTTATGACAGAAAAACCAAAGATCTAACAAACGCACAATGGATCAAATTATACAGAAATCTTGCTTCCTCTGCAGAAGCGTCTGTTATCATCGATGAAATTATCAATGAATTCTATTCAGGAGTAAATGAGAATAATCCAGAAATTACAGTAGACAAATATGAAATCCCCCCTTCATTGAACAAGAAAATCGAAGAAGCATTCTTAAAAATCGTTAATCTTGTGGATTTTAGACGTAATGGGCAAGGTCTTTTTAGACATTGGTATGTTGACGCTCATTTGTTTTTGGAATGTATCTATGACGAAACCAAAATGAAAGAAGGTATCAAGCATATTGCTCGTCTTGACCCTCTTGGAATGACAAAACAATTTGATGAGAAAACTAGAAAACATAAATACAAATATGTAAATGGTACTGCTGGGTTCTTCGGAAAGGACAGTGCATCATTCTTGTATGATCCTGAACAAATAGTTTATATCAATAGTGACTTGAAAAACGAAGAAGGTAAGATCATCAGTTACATTCACCCTGCATTAAAAATCTATAATCAAATGCAGACAATCGAAGACATGCTTGTTGTTTACCGCATTACTCGTGGGTCTGAAAAACGTGCCATCAAGGTAAACGTAGGTAACATGCCAAAAGCCAAAGCAGTTACATATATGTCTGAATTGGTTAACAAATTCAGATACAAAAAATCATATAACTCACAAACTGGTACTGTAGAAAACAATTCTCATATCGTTGCTGTTACAGAAGACATCTGGCTTCCAACTAAAAACAGCACAAAAGATATCGAAATTGATACACTACAAGGTGGTATGCAACTTGGTGAACTTGATGATTTGAACTACTTCAGAAATAAATTATTGTTTACACTGCGTGTTCCTTCAAACAGATTCAGTGAAGATGGAGGTTCTTTCGATATCACTGCTACTGAAATTAACAGACAAGAAATGCGTTTCATGAAATTCATTGCTGGGCTACGTTTAAAATTCAACGAAATGTTCATTGAACTTCTTCGTAGAGAATTGCTTGCTACTGGTGCAATGAATGATGATGAGTTCTATAAACTACGTCCACATATTATCATTAAATATCCAGGAGAAGGTGCTTTCCTCAAAAAAGAATTTAATTCACTTTTCAAAAGTAGACTTGATTTGTTAGAACAAGCAGAGCAATACATCGGAAAGTACGTGAGTGCTGAATGGGTCAAAAAAGTAATACTTGAACAAACAGATGAAGAAATAGCTGATATGAAACAACAAATGGAAAAAGAGGAACTTGATGGTGCTTCTAAACAACCGTTTGGCTCATCATCTGAAATTGATTAAAGGAGAAAAAATTGATGGATAAAAAAGTTGAAGCAATCAAAGCTGCAATCGTTGCAGCTACTGAAAATGATTATGTAACATTTAAAGAACATATGGATGTTGTTGTGCTAGCTACAACAGATGAGCATGCTGGAGTTCAAGCGTATCGTGAAGACATGGACTACTACGCTCAAATTTCTGATGCACTTAATTCTGTAAAGCCAGCTACTCCTCCAGAAGATTAAAAATCTTAGATAAAGTTTAAATACTTTATATAGATTTAAGGTTATACCAATGCATGATCAAAAATTAATTAAAATTCTTAATGAAGTCGCTGAAGAAGTCGAATTCCTTAGTGAATCAGTGAACGGCACGAACATTACGAAAATTAAGGGTCTGTTCACTACTGTTGAATGTCAAAACAAAAACGGTAGAACATACCCAAAACCAATCTTTGAAAGAGAGGTTAGAAAAATCCAAGAAGCTATCTCTAATGGAGCTGTTATTGGTGAATTGGAACACCCACAACGCACTACTGTTGATTATGAAAATGCTGTTGTTAAAATCGACAAATTGTATTTTGATGGTGACAAAAGAGTAATCGGTGAGTGTTCTGTGATCCCTGCTGGTAAGGGTCTACTCATTGAAGGATTGATTAAAGTCGGCGCACAAATCGGTATCAGTTCTCGTGGTACTGGTTCATTGAATGAGAAAAAAATCGTTCAACCTGACTTCAATTTGATTACATACGATATTGTAAGTGATCCTTCAAATTACGGCAGTTACATGTCAGCAATTGAAGAATCAAAATCATATATCATCGACCAGAATGGTATGTTGATTGAAGCTTATGAACAACTTGAAAAAGACATCTCAAAATACACAAAATCTACAAAAGATGCTGTGTTGGCTGAAGCAATTATGTCATTTATCAAGAAACTTTAAAACAAGTTTAAATAACTTAAATACAACGATAATTGTTTACCTTTTGAAAACTTCGGTTGACACTGGGTTGGAAGAAAATCAACTTCTGTAAAAACATTGTAATAATTATTATCGTGTTAAAATTTTGGGAGGAATCCGAATGATGAAAGATATTCTTGACAATCTTGGCACTGAAGAAGTTCTATCAGAAGATGCTAAATCTAGTATCGTTGAAGCTTTCGATAAAGCTGTAGCGGAAAAAATTGATGAAGCATTCGATGTTAAAGTTGCTGAAAAAGTACTAGAATTGACAGAAGCTAAAGATGCTGAATATAAAGCTCTTTTGACAGAATCTGAAACTAAATTTGTTGCTGAAGCAAAAGAATTCAAAGACAAATTAATTGGCACTATTGATGCTTACATGACTCAATATGTTGCTGAACAAGTTTCTGAGTCTGTTGAAGACATGAAAAACGATATCGCTGTAGCTAAATCTAAAGCAATCGTTGAAGCTTTCGAAAAACTTGGTCTTTCAGTAAAAACTGAAGAATTGGACGAAGGCGTTGCAACTCGTGATGCTAAAGTTGAAGAGTTGAAAGCAGAACTTAACAAAGTTATCAATGAAAACATTGAACTTCGTATGGAAATCCTTGGTGCTAAGAAATCAGCTATCGTTGAATCTGCATTCGCTAGCTTGACAGAGATTCAAAAAGGCAAAGCAACTGCAGTTGTAGAAGCTCTTGGTGACATTCGTGACATCGAAGAATTCAGCAAAAAAGTTGAATTGGTTGTTGAATCAGTTTCTGAAAAACCTGCTCCAGTTGCTTCAATTGAAGAAGTTACAGAAGCTAAAGTAAAAAAACCTAGTTTCACGGGCAAACACCTTTAATTAGGTGTATTGACCTTGTGTCAATCTTAATTTAAAATTTTAAAACAATTTTAAATAATATCGTATAAAACAACCTATAAAAGGAAATCTTAAAATGGAAAAATTTCTTTCTGAGTCTCAATTGAAAGATATCATTGAAACAGAAAAGGCACCTGCTCTATCATCTGACCTTGATATTCAACACATGGAAATCATGGCAGAAAGCCAAGCAAAATATGTTGCTGAAGAAGTTCAAAGTGCATCTGCTGACGTAGCTGGATTCACAAATATTCTTGTTCCTGCAATGCGTCGTATCATGCCAGCTCTTTTCGCTAAAGAACTTGTATCTGTTCAACCAATGTCTGGTCCAACTGGGTTCGTATATGCTCAACGTTTCTACTACAAAGGTAGTAAAAATAAACCTGTTAATGTAGCTGGTGCAAAAATCATTACTTTCAGTGGTGCTACTGCTGTTGCTGTTGATAACACTCTTACATCTGAACACGGTGCTGTTGCTGTTGTAAAATATGTTGAAGCTGGTAAAGTTATCGCTGAAGTTTCTGCTGGTTCTTTCGCAATCGGTGACAAATTTGACGTTGGTGCTTCTTATTCTGCAGGTGATGATTTGACTGTAACTGGTGTGTTCTCTGCACAATCAGCTTTCAAACAAATCTTGAAAAATTACTCTGGTTCTTACTCTGCTACTGAGGGTGAGGTTCTTGGCACTGCTATGAATCAAGTTGGTTTCAAAATCGACAAAATCACTGTAACTGCAAAAACTCGTAAATTGAAATCTGAGTACACTGTTGAGTTGGTTCAAGATCTTCAAGCACAACACGGTCAAAATGCTGAAACTGAACTTTTGAATCTTATCGAGTTCGAACTTCAAGCTGATATCGATCAAGAACTTCTTGGTATGGTTCGTGTTAACGCTGTTGCAATGCCAGACGTTGTTGTTAACTCTGTTGCTGGTACAACTGAAGCTTCTAAATTCCAAGGTATCTATACTCAAGTAATCAATGCTTGTGAAGCTATCGTTCATGATACAAAACGTGGTGCTGGTAATGTAGTTGTTGCGTCTCCAAAAGTTGTTGCTGCTCTTTCATTGACTGGTAAACTTAAAGGTGTTGCTTCTGATCTTAGTAACAATGTTACTGTAGGTTCTGATGTTGGTGTATCTTTCGTTGGTACTCTTGATAATGGTGCAAAAGTTTATCGTAATGCATTCGCAACTTCTAACGAAGTTATCGTAGCTTACAAAGGTGCTTCTGCTGCTGATGCTGGTGTATTTTACTGCCCTTACATCCCATTGATGGTGCAAAAAGCAACCAACCCTGACACACTTCAACCAATCATTGCTATGATGACTCGTTACGGTGTTGTTGAAACTCCTCTTGTTGAAGAAGCTGGCGTAAATCCTTACTTCCGTGTATTCAACGTAGACTTTGCTAGCACAACTCTAGCATAAGTCTTAATTTATCTCTCTTTTGAGAGATAAAACCACTGCACAACTCCTCGAATTTAATCTTTCTTTAAACATAATTATGATATAATATTTTAAATATTGTAAATAGAGATATTATATAATCACTAAGCTCTTAGCGGTCTCTTAGTGATTATATAATGTAGACCGCTAATCTACAACTCTATTCAAATTGAATAAGAGAGACCTCACAATGAAATCGTCAATAACAAAACAATTTATAACAAATAATTTATTACAAAAAAATGGTGTATTAAATGCTAAAAGTACACAAAAAATTATAGATGAGTATTCAATATCATATGCTGAGTTATATCTAATTTACAATGAACTAGATGATGTGTTGTGTCCAGTGTGTGGAAATAGATCCAAATTTATTTCTTTCAAAAAAGGATTTCAAACAACATGTTCAATAAAATGTTCTAATGCACACACCGAATATAACGATAAACGTGTTACAACTAAAAAAGAAATATATGGTGAATCGTATGAAGATATACATACAAAAATAAAAGAAACTTCTTACAAAAAATATGGCGTTTCTAGTCCGAATCAATCTGATATTGTTAAACAATATAAAGTAAAGGTGTCGCAATTAAAATATGGTGTTGATAACCCAGCTCAAGCACAAGAAATCATAAATAAAATACATGATACTAAAATTCTTAGATATGGTACAACATCATATAATAACAGAAAACAATTTAGACAAACAATGATGTCTAAATACGGTGTTGAACATGGAAGACATATTCATATACAAAACATAGAAGAATTATTGTCATTAACAATTGATGATTTTCAAAAATTCATTATAAATGGATATATTGATAAAGAAATGTTTTGTGATTTTTATAATGTATCATATAATACATTTTATGATATGATAACTAAATTAGATCTAAAACACGTTCCAATAAAATTTTATGCAAATAAAGAGCAAGCTAAAATATATGATTTTGTTTCTAAATTTACTCATGCAAAATTCAATGATAGGATTTTATTGGATGGTAAAGAATTGGATATTTTAACTAACACGCTAGCAATAGAATATAATGGACTAATGTTCCATAGTTTTGGTATATCAGAGCACGAAAAATTCAATACTGCACATGATGAAAATGACCGTAAACATTATCACCTGAATAAAACTGTTTTATCAGAAGAAAATGGAATTCAATTACTTCACATATTTGAAAATGAATGGAGATCTGATATTCAAAATAACATTTGGAAATCTATCATAAAATCTAAATTGGGTGTAAGCAATAAAAGAGTTTATGCTAGAAATTGTGTCATAAAAGAAATTTCATCTGAAGTGGCTGCAGAATTCATTAATAGAACACATTTACAACAATATGCTAAATCTAAAATAAAATTAGGGCTATTCCATAATGATAATTTGGTGTCAGTGATGACATTTGGAAAGCCTCGTTATAACAATATGTATGAATGGGAATTAATACGGTTTTGTACAGAACTAGATACTACTGTAATAGGTGGTGGATCAAAACTATTGAAATACTTTGAAAGAAACTTTTCTCCTAAATCTTTATTAAGTTATGCAAATAGACGATGGAGCAATGGAAATTTTTATAGAACAGTGGGGTTTGATTTTATAAAAAATACATCACCAAATTATTTCTACTTTAATGAAAATAGTACAATTCTGCTCTCAAGAGAAAAATTTCAAAAACATAAATTACTAGACATTCTAGATAATTTTAATCCTGATTTATCAGAATCACAAAATATGTATATAAATGGATACAGAAAAATATATGATGCTGGTAATATGGTGTTCGTTAAATACTACTCTTAAAACATATCTCATCCGAAGCTGGCGTAAATCCTTACTTCAGACACAACTCTAGCGTAAGTCGAATTTTATCTCTCTTTTGAGAGGTAAAACCACTGCTTAAAACTCCTCGAATTTAATCTTTCTTTAAACATAACTATGATATAATATTGTACATCCGAAAAGATGTAAAACTAATTTCATGTATGCCGTAAGGGTACAATATAGGAGACGTAATGTTCCACATTAAAAGAAGTCCAGTAAGAACGTCAGCATTTGATGAGATGTTCAAAAACATGGAAACAGTAGTAAATAACGCATTCAAAAATGATTTTGGTGTTGAAAGTTCAGCGTTACAATCAGTAGTTATCCCAGTATCAGCGATTAGTAAATTCCCTCATTATGATTTGTATATGTCTTCTGATGGTGATACTGTGATTGAGATGGCACTTGCTGGGTATGATAAGAATGATATCGATATCCAAATCGCCGACAAAAAACTTATTGTAAAAAGTAAGAAACAAGATTCATCTGAAAATGGTGACAAAAAATACTTTGTAAGAAATATCTCTAAAAAATCATTTGAAGCTAAATTTGATATCATTTCAGATAAAATCGAAGAAGTGTTAGTTGACCATGAAAATGGAATCCTTACTATTACAGTAGTAAAAGATAAAACTAAACCTGAAACACCCCCTATCAAAATCTCATATAAATGATATTAGAGGCTAGCATATAGCCTCTCTCCCCCCCCTTACATTAATTCAACCTTTAAATATTTTTAAAATAAGAAGGTATTGAGTTAATGTCTACTCCTCAAAAAACTTACTGGCAAGACATCCCAGCATTACAAATGCCTAAAAATTATTTGGGTGAAATAATTGACCATTTAGATAATCGCATAGCATTCACAAACAATCCAGACCTTAGACCAGCAGGTATCAAAGTTGGGTATACCATTGAAATGTTCGAAGAACTGATCAAATGCAGAGAAGATATCATCTACTTTGCTGAAAATTATTACATGACTCAGACACCAAACGGATTCAACTTCATTACCCTATTTGATTATCAAAAAATAATTTTGAATGATATGGTAGAAAATCAAAAATATTGTTTGCTTTTGGGTAGACAAAGCGGAAAAACTACGCTTGCCAGAATATATATTTTATGGTGTATTCTTTTTGGTAAAGATGTCAATTATGGTATTGCAGCGAATAAACAAGCACAAGCAATTGAAATTCTTGAGGGCATGAAAATGGCATATATGTCATTACCTCTTTGGATGCAACAAGGCGTTACTCGTTGGAATGCAATGAGTATATATCTTGAAAACAAAAGTAAAGTTAAAATTGCAGCAACGTCTTCAAGTGCATTTCGTGGTATGTCTTTTGCTGCATCTAATGAATATACTAGGAGAGATGGAAGCACATTTAGAATTAGTTCTGGTATCTACGTTGATGAGTTAGCATTCGTTCCAAATAATAAATTCGAAGAATTCAAAAACTCAGTAATTCCTACAGTTTCTTCTGGCAAATATGGTAAAATAATCTATACAAGTACCCCATTTGGGATGAATCATTTTCACAAAATTTGGAAAGAAGCCGAGCAAGGTTATAATGGGTTTTTTCCTAGGTATGTTCCGTATTGGGAACATCCTCTTAGAAAAGACCCCAACTGGAGAGAAGAAAAAATTAAAGAACTTGGCTCAGAGATTGCGTTTGAACAAGAATTTGGATGTAATTTTTCATCTAGTTCTTGGACACTAATCAATGGTAGATACCTAAGTAATATGACCATCCATAGAAATCCAGATATGGTAGACCACATTAAAGCAACTAAGATATATGAACATCCAAAAGAAGGACACTTCTATACTATCGGTGTAGATACAGCAAAATATGGTGAAGGTGACTATTTGAGTATGCAAGTTCTCGATGTCACCACAAAACCGTTCAAACAAGTTGCATCGTTCAGAGAGAAAGACATTACATATTTGAATATCCTTGAACCTATGCATGAGCTAGCAAGATATTACAACAATGCATATCTTTTCATAGAGAACAACTCTGGGGATGGACAAAGTGTTGCAGACCTTCTCATGAACAATTATGAATATGAAAACATTTATGCTGAAAAGAATGATATTTTTGGATTTAGAACAACTCAAAAAACGCGTAGAATCGGACTTCAAAACCTTAAACAGCTAGTTGAAGATGGGATGTTAGAGCTTGTAGACGAAGAAACAATTGTAGAGCTAACGCATTTCGTTCTAAAAAATGGTAAGTATCAGGCAGATTCAGGATCTAATGATGATGCTGTTATGGCTACCCTGGCTGCAATCTTTTTCTTACAAGTGAAATCTTGGGTTGATATCGAAGACTTACATAAGTTTTTCAATGGTGAAGAGAAAGGTGATGATGAGGACAATGTATTCGTATTCGGGTTCATGACAGACGCAGATGGCAATATGTCTGCATTTTAAATACAATATAATACAATTAAGGAATTAATGATGTTCATTTCTAAAGTAAACAAAGGTCTTTCATTTAATGGTAATGTAGTTACCATGACAGTTGGACAAAAAACTTCTAACAAAGATTTGGTTGATGCATATCCAACTTTCTTTGAAGAAATCAAAGAAACTGTAGCTGTTGTAACTCCAGTAATCGAAGAAGCAGAAGTTGCTCCTGTTGTAACTCCAGTAATCGAAGAAGCACCAGTAGTAGAAGAAAAAATTGATCTTTCAGATGAAATCAATGCATTAGAAGACAAAGTTGAAATTACTGATGTAAAAGAAACTAAAGCAGGCTTCAGACTTTTCGGTAAAAAGAAAAAATAAGGATTTTCTAAATGCTTACCACTAAAGACCAATTAAAATCGTATATTCTTCGTCAATTAGGTAACGGTGTAAACAGAATTGAACTTACTGATGCACAGCTTGATGACGCCATTGACAATGCGATTACTTATTTTGAGCAAGAAGTTGATGGTGGCGTAGAAGAAAAAATTCTTATCATTCCTATCATGGAAGGATTACAAGAATATTATCTTGCTCCTGAAGTAATGGGTATCATGGAAGTAATCGGTACTGGTGATGCTACATCAAGTTCTGATATTTTATCATCAATGTCACAATTCAGAATGGATTCCGCTTCTTTGATTAATTCAGGAATTGGAGCTGGGATGAGATATTATGTAACAAATATGCAATATCTATCATTTCTTAATCAATTCTTGGGGCAAGGAATTACATTCAGTTTCAATCCTAACACTAAGAAATTGACAATTCATGAAACAGTGAAAAGTAACTCAACTATGGTTATCACGTCACTTTGGAGTATCAGGAATGAACCTGAGATGTGGAATGATCAGTTCATTAAAGAATACGCTACTGCCCTTGCTATGCGACAATGGGCAGTCAATATGTTAAAATTCTCTGGAAATACACTTATAGGAAATATGTCTTTAAATGGTGAAGGAATGTTGCAAATAGCTGATGCAGAGATTACGCGTTTACGTGAAGAACTTACAGACAAGTTCACATCACCGATAGGAATCTGGTTAGGATAACACATATGATAAATTGGAACATTACGCTAGCCGATTCGGAAATATTTTACAATGCAGTAGATGAAGTAATTTCTCAGTTCGGTATGCCTCTAAAATATATTGTAGCAACCAATAAAAACTTAGATAAAATCTTAGGTGAATTTCAGCATCAGAATTATACTGCTGATGGCGTATATGATGTGTTTGGTACATTTTCTGATTTGAATCCATTTAGTCAAGACCAGGAATTATACTCTAAGTTTGGTATTCAAATTTCTGATACACTTTCAATTTTCATCAGTGACAAACAGTTTGTTGAGTTAGGAATATCGCCTAATGTCAATGATTTGATTTTTTGGGGTGATTACTCAATATTATATGAAGTAACGAGAATAGATAAGGACGTTGCTACTAGTGCTAAATTTATGGCTGGTAAACCAAATGCTTTAGTCTGGGAATTATCAGTTAATAAATACGTTTATGATAATGACACTATGCAAACTGGTATTGAAGAAATTGATAATGACATGATCCAAGTAACTGTAGATGCAGATGATCAAAAACTTGTCGATATCGATGACGCAATTCAAACTATCCTAGACAATACAGAACGAAGCCCATGGGAAATTTAGTTATGGGCTGCAAGTAAGACTAGCCATCAACGAAGGTCACTTGTGAATATTGTGGCTAACTGTAAATTTAATAAATAAATAAAGGTATACAATGGCATCTTATTTTTCATATAATGTATCTAGAAAATATATAGTTTCTATGATGAAAATGTTTAATAATGTAAGAACACAACGCATGGTTGACAATGAAATCATAGAAAATAAAGTACCAGTTGTATGGGGATCTAAAGAACGTAATGTCATGATCAATGATGATGCGTATCAGGTTGGTCTTACGGCTAGACTTCCTAGAATGGCACTTACTCTTGATGGATTACAATATGATGCAGCAAGAAAGATCAATCGTCTAGCAAAAAGAGTCACAAACTTGTCTGAAATTACAAATGCTGAACAATATCCTCCAGTTCCATATAATTATGAATTTACTCTTCATATTATGACAAAAACTATTGACGATTATTTTCAAATAATTGAACAAATCGTACCATTCTTCAATCCTGTAAGAAACATTGATGTGGTAGAAATTCCAGGAACTGAACCGTCATCTATTAAAGTTTCAATAGGCAATATTCAGTTCGAACCCGATATGGATTATGAGCAAATGGGTGATATGCGTCTTGTTAAAGGCAGTATTTCATTCATTCTTCAGGGGAATGTATATATTCCAATCAGAACAACGAATACAATCATTAATGAAATATTTGTTCGATATTATAGTACTCTAAAAACTGATCAGGATAATTTCGACGAATTTTTAATTTCTGATCAAGACGCTGACCCAACAGATATTGAAGTGACAATGACACATGCAGCAGGTGTACCTGTTATACCATAAGAAGGTTAAAAAAATTGAATTCGAAAACAACATTTGACGCTGAAATAATTGATGGTAAATTAGCTAAATTTCAAAAACTTAATCAGGTTTTTGAAATAGCCGAAGATACATTAGAGTCCATGGAAGATGAATTTGATATTCCAGTGCCTGTTTTGTACGAAGAAGAAGAAACCGAAGAACTGATTAGCATCAATATGCTTAAATCAGATTTAAGATTGATTAGAGAAACTCTAATGAGCAATGTTGCTAAAGGGAAAGCCATTGTAGATAGTATTTCGGTAGAGATAGTTTCTGGTGGAAGTGTAGATTCAAAATTGATTGAGTCACTGGCTAGCTTGATTAAGGCAACAAACGGTTCTATGAAAGAACTATCTGCAATTTTTAAAGAATTACATGATATCGAACGTGAGAAGAAGAAAGCGACCAAAGCTCCTGAAGGTGCTATGATTACAAATACGCAAAACAACATATTTGTTGGTAGTGCATCCGAAATCATGGATATGATTGCTAATAGAAAATTATCTTAAAATTTATAATTGACAAGTAACTCAAGTTTGCTAAAATCTGTAAAGAATTTTGATTCATTGTATGCTTGGTCTGCAGGCACTGATTGAGTAATACTCATGGGAGCAGGAACATTTCTTGCTGATGTATGTGTATATTTTGTGCTAAATCTCATGTGTTCATTTATATCAACGCCAGAATACACAACAATTTCTGTTGCATTTCTATTAGCATACCATGAATGATCTGATTGGAATGCTACACCATGATTGGTAGACACCCAAGCACCTTGGGTGAAAAACAATTCACTGCCTATATCAAATGAAACATCTAGAGCATCAAATTCATATTTGATGCCAAATAATTCAGCATACCCTTTTTGATTGTTGTATGTTCCAAATTTAGCACCGCTCTCTTCTAAAAATGGACGATAAGACGCAGGAATCCCATAAGCGTTACCTAAATCTCCAGCTCTATCATCTGTATCACTCATCGCTAAATTGGTGTATATTGTCCACCCAGAATACATAGAATCATCATAAATATATCCAACTCCATATATTTTAATATCCCACGGTTGTTCGTCATATACCTTACCTTTCATGCTAAAATAATCAAATTCATAAAAATGTTTACCCATTTCATACGTAACAAGAGTGTAAATCCCTTCTGATTGATTATTCTTTTGTAGCAATCCATTGTAATGTAATTTAGTATCGAACTTAGATTTACCAACAATTATATTCAAATCACCATCATTATATTTTAAGAAATCAGAAAGATATACTTGATTATTTATTATGGCTAACCCATTCCCACCGTTTACTGTAGGGTCTTTTATTTCAGCAAATCTGCCACCCTTGAATGGAATAGCTCCATGATACCATGTAAAGTCACCGTCAGTTACAGAAAAATAGAGAGCATTTACTTGATACCCCTGAGAAAGATCATTAAACGGTAATGAAATATTACCAATACCATCTTGAGGATTATTAATATCATAATATTCCAAATCAGAATATGTTCCAACATTTTTATAAGATATGTTTGTTTTATTTCCAATTGATTTTCTAACAGTAGTTAGATCTATAACCCTATAATCATTGTTGGCACTATAGGATTCAGATCTCAGGGTGGCGTTAAATTGTGTGTTGACACAAGATTCTGAACAACTTGCAAACGCAGAAATTGATAAAATGTATAATAATATGTATTTCATGACATTTTACCAGTTCTTTTACGATATTCTAATTCTTCTGTAAGACATTTTAGTAATGCAATTGTTTCTTCACGTGTAAGACGCACGCCATATTCGCCTTGTTTTGAACGGTTGTTCAATAAACGAATCCATCCTTTTAGCGATTTTGTATCTAAATCGATACGTTTCTTTTCTAA